CAAGTGGGTAATCGACTACTACGGCTTCAACTGTGAAGCGAATGGTCGGACGGTTATTGTGTCGTCGCCTAATGGAGAGATTATCTTCCGCCGGATTAATAACACACAGTACCGCGTGTACGGCGACCCGCGTCACACGATGTCGGTGAATGGTCTGATCAGTAAGATGGAGGCCGTGTTGTGAATTGCGTGCTCACGCCCGGGATGGTGGTGCTGCTGTCCCGGGCGGGCGCCATTGTGTATTTTATTTCGCGTATGGAATGCGAAGTGAAATTGAATGGTGTTTTCATAAAAATGTACCGGAATTCCGCTTTCAACTGGACAGTGTCTAGTTTTAGCACCGAATTCTACTCAGAGATAGTTGGCGAGCGGTTAAAGCCACGAACGCCATTTCACTGCACGGAAGATCAACTAATTCGAATTCTCGGAAAGGTAGCAAAACGAAATGCATAAATACGATCTAACCGGTATAGCAATTCTTTTCCTGTGCGCATTGCTGCTGCTGCTGCTCGTAGGCATCGCCGGCGCTGTCGTCGGCGTAGCATCTACGCTGCTGCCGTGAGATACTGTCTGCTGCGATAGGTCCTCCTCTCCTATGGCAAGGGCCCGGTCACCATGACGGTGACCGGGCCTTCTGTCGCTCTCTCACACGGTCTCTGAGACGTCTGCCAAGGCCTGCCACGCGGCCTGAGTGGCAGGGCCCCACACTCCGTCGTCGTCGACGCCTAGAGCGCGCTGGACGCTCTCTACGACGCGGTCGTGTGCTGCCATGGACGCCTCGCCCCAGATGCCGTCCTGCTCGGTCCCCACGACGCCCTGGACGTACTCCACGCCGAAGGGGAACGAGCCGCCGCCCCATGCGCTGGCGCTGACGACGGCTAGGAGCCGCTGTCGGGTGTCTGGTCCGATGACGCCGTCGGGGTAGGCGCCGATGGCTCGCTGGACGTCCTCCAGGCGCCTGACGGCGGGGACGGTGCTGCCTACTCCGCTGTCGGTCCAGGGCACGCGGATGCAGTGGCTCAGGTGTGCCCAGGGGCGGTGCCGGCGCAGCACGAGTCCACCGTCGTCCCAGGAATACTCCGACGTGTTAAATTCGATAGTGTTAACGCCGGAAGAGTCCGTGGACTCAACGCACCCGATATGGTCATCCACGCCGTCGTCCTGCCAGTCGAACGTGACCATGTCGCCAGGTCGGGCGCTCCCGGGCTCTACGAGCCAGCCACGAGCTCGTGCGGTGTCCACACGTGCCGGAACATATGCGCTGTCGAAGTCGGTGACGCCGATCTCCCGTAGACAGTAGGTCATTCCCATGTCGCAGAACGGGACGCCGCTCTCTCCGAATACCGCGCCATGATGTGCGGCGTAGTCGCGCCCGTATTTTGTGCCCTCCTCCTTGTCGGCCCATCGGCTGTAGCCAACCTCGGCGGCGCACGCTCCAATAAATTCTGCTGCTGTAGCCATTAGCGAGCCTCGTGCTTTCCTTCGTAGTTCTTTTCAGGTCGAGGGGTGTTGACTGACGCTACGGCAAATAGTGCAGCACCGACGGCGAGGACGGCGGCAGCCTCGTCTCCCCTGAGAATTCCTTTGACAGTGAGGAGCGTCATGACGGCTGCCATAACGTTATACGCCCACATTCGGGTGGTGGGAGAGGTCAGGATTTCAATTGTCTTTTCCATTGTCGACCCTTTCTAGAATCTCTTTCAGTAGGCGGGTGTGCTCGTCATAAGCACTAGTACCATGGTTAGGCTGACTATTAAAAGCAGCAGAATTAACCCTCTTTTCAATACGGTCCAGCCTTTCCATAACACCGAGTCTACCGGGCACGCCCGGCCGTTCCTGCTCGCCGTGCCAGTCCTCTAGCAGGTCCTGTAGGGAGCGCACCTGTCGGTAGGCCCAGCGGGCGCACGTGATGAGGGCGCCTATGATGGTGATGAGTCCGACGATGATGCCGGTGTCGATGTGATTAATCATTTGAATATCTCGGTGAATGTGTTTCTGGCTTTAGGGGTGTCGAATAGTATCAGCCCCCTTCTCCATCTATTGCGCAGCACTTGCATGATCCGGTCGTTTGCTTTTACATAGATATCGCCTTCCTTCATCGTCTTGTGGTCAATGCAGTATATTATCTCTTTCTTAGGTCGATATTCTTGGATAGTAACCATTGGCAAATCAGTCCAGACAGAGAAGCAACCGTTTTTGGTGCGGATAGTGCAGTAATAGTCGGCTTTACCGCTTTTCTTACCAATGAAGTCGTTAGTATTGTCTTTAAATTCATTGTTAATCGCATAGTTCGCATATGACTCATCGGTACTCATAATGAATTTACCGAACCGTGTTTGAGCAACGTCATTTTTGAACTGCGTGTCGTCGGCGAAGTGACAGACGATAAAGCCGTTACCGGCCTTAATGAACTCAGAATTAGGGCGAATATTCCATTTGAGCATATATGGATTCATAATGCTCGCTGAATTCGATAGCATAAAGACGGTAGTCTTGTCTTTATACCGGTCAACCGTTAGATAAAAGTTATTGAATACTCGCACCTCATCATCTAGATAACGAATCTGCGGGTTCTCAATAATGAATTCATCGAAAATGATGGTAGTCACTAACGGATATGCTGTTGACTTTTGGGCCTGAGAAATGCTCAGAACGCAGAAATACCCGATTGTCTGCCACTTCTTATCCCCTTCGATGCGCATTACAGCGTCATTACCATGTACTGCAAACTCGTATCCCGGGAACTCGTGCGCAACATCGTCGAAGAACGTGAATCGTCCTTTCTGCTCCACCTTGTGGCGGCGCAGGTAAATGAATTGCTCGCCCTTTTCGATCGCATTCTTGATAGCAATTTTCTTAGCACCATATGTCTTACCAGTGCCACGGCTGCCTACGACCATGAGATAGCGGGCTCCGTATGAGCGCACGCGACTGAAGTCGTAGTAGTGCGTAATTTTTCCGCTCATTCCCTCTCCTACAGGATATGCCGCCTAACGGTCCACCACGCGGCATCGTCAAGCATAAAGATTGAATTAATATGAGGACCCCTGTTAGGGCCACCGTGCCCGATAGTATGCTTTCCGTCCCCCGTATACATCTCCACGTGGTCCGTGTGCGGGTATCCACCACCCCATGACATGACAATCATATCTGCCGTGGTCATCTGAGCGATCTGCGCAGCAGTAGGGTGTCCATACCCTCGGAGAACCTCCGTACCGCGGTTGTACTGGTCTCCCGTCCACGTCCCAACGTTTATCCCAACTGTATCCATATAGGCGCGGTAAATGGTGCTGGAGCAGTCCCCAAAGCCGCTCTGGTCGGGATTTAACCGCCCGGGTGCCTGTAGATAGGTGAATTTATACTGTCTGTCGTACATCCACTTATAGACCAGCCACCGCTTGGACGCGGCGTCGCCGCCCGGGGCAGGGGGTGGCGTCCCACCACCGCCACCCGCGTTTCCTGGCGTGGCCGCGCTGCCACCGCTGGACACGCTGTTTCCACTCATGATCCACTGCCGAGAGTTCCCGGTCGGGTAGGCGGTGACGGTGCCCGATGTCGTGCCGATGTGCAGCAGACCGGACCCGTCAGACCACACGTTTTTCATTGACCCGGCATTGGTGCCGCCGTTTGTGGCGCCGCCGCTGCCGCCGTTTCCCGGGTTCTGGGGCGCAGGTTTTCCGGGCGTAGACACGCCGCCGGTGTCATGGTTTTTAATGATGTTATACGCCTGGTTATAGCGGTTAGGGTATTTTCCGAGTACCCCATCATTTAGGGTGGCGTGGTGAAAAGCATCTAGCGACGCGTTACCGCCTACGCGATTAGCGACACGAATCGCGTAGCGCGGCCCCTGATGGTAGGCCACGCACCAGTAGATAAAAGAGTCGGTATTAGTGTTCGGATCAATTCCTACGTTTTTGGCGGCCTGGAAATACGATTCCAGGTCAGCCACTAACTGAGCGTCCTGCTCGGGTGCTCCCACGCGCAGAAGAGGAATCAGAGAATCACCTTCTACGCGTGAGAGATACCGGTTCGTCCACCAGTCTGTATCGCCGTGAGAGGTGAGGTCTGAGCGTATGGATGACGCGATAGCGGCGTACTCAGTCGGGTGCGCGGACCCAATTTTCTTGAGGATCGCGCTCGCCCTGGGCCCGTACCACTGCGCAATTCCCACGGTAATCGGGTCGTTATAATTGATAGAATCATATCGCATTGACGACTCAACCGTACCAATTGCCTTGATCGCGACTTTCTTCGCCGTGTCATCCCACGCCATTACTACACCTCAGAAGATACGGTAGGTCATATTGACCTGATACGTCTGGTCCCCAATGAGAATGTCTCCAGAGTGCATCGCACCTAATTTAGAGACATACACGTACTTATATGACCTGTCATTACCGATCACGACACTGCTCACACCGTCATAGGGCCGCGCCCAACCCGGCAGATCCATGAGTTTCCGGTCATACCCGGTGCTGTTGCTGGCAATACGGAAAGTGCCTTGAATTGACACGGTATCGTTAATACGCTCGCAGTTAAGGTAGTTATAGTTCCCGTTAACGGCGTCCGTGGAAAGGCGGTGAAGGTCCTCGCTCGGAGGGTTAAGCCACGACGGACCACCGTTGACCCAGTTAATGAACATCCTTTTCACATGGTCATATCCTGCTTGCGTCATGTGCACGTTATCCGGCCCCTGATCCCAGTACTTGGCCTGGTCAGGACCGAAGTGCAGCCAGGAGCGCGACCCCTCACACACGACAGCCCCATAGGGTAGGCCGGCCATGATCACCTCATTTGTACGGGAGACGCAGGACCGAGCCATCTGAACATAGTTATTCAAGGACGACTCATTAAATGTTACGGGGAGCACGTAGATGGTCGCGTTCGGGAAGTTCTGTCGCGCCAGAGAAAAGAATGCGCCAGCCTGAGTACTCACGGAGTTCTGCGCGCGAATATCGTTGAGCATATCAATAAGGAACACGGTCTTGGTGTGCTGGCGCTCGCTCTCACTCATCTGAGAGTGAGCGTTATTCACCTGGGTAATAAAGTTGTTATCAGGAGTAGACGTAAAACCACCACCGCCAATAGCAAAGACATGTGGGTTCAGGTGCAGGTCGCGACACAGCGCCTCGGTCCACCGAGACGCTTCGATAGTCGCGTTGGATGAGCCGAAGACGACGCCTTCCGTGAGTTTTGGGTCCTTAATAAAGATCGCGTCAGTCTCAGCCTTAGTGTAATAGTTCTTAATTGTGTTGGCTAGATCAGCCTTCACCCTTTCTACGGCGGCGTTAAGCGTGGCACTCAGTTTCTCCACGCGCTGCTTGGTGGGCACCTGGATTCGTGAGTTATCCATCATGGGGGCGTCCACGTAGTCACCGTCTTCGATACGGTCGAATCGCGCATCAACGAGACGCTTCTTGAATTCCTCTATGAGGGTACTCATTGCCGCGATCTTCTCATCGGTACTTTTACGAGAGTCGTTGAGGAATGACTCGAAGTCGTCTAGTTTTTTCTTCGAGTCTTTAGCCCAGCGCTCGGCCGTGGAATTGATCTCCTTAACCTTGCCCTCAACTTCCTTGCCAAATCCTTCGGCATAGGTGATGGTGTCGACGACGGCCTTTCTAATTCGCTCAAGAATCTCAAGAACAGTCAAACCATTGTTGTAGGTAAAAGGGGTTGAATAAGGCGTTACAGGCGGGTTCAGGCGATAAAGTGCACTATCAATTGCACTAACTCGAGGGTCATTAGTATCCATACCAATCTGCTCCAATCATGTCAGTAGGTGGCGTCCAGACGTACATAAACAGCGGCTCCAACTGGGCAATCACCATCATATCCACGTTGATGATCGCATCACGATGCGCCTGGATCAGCGACGCCATAGACCCCGAGAATCCTTCCTGAGACCCCTCCCCGCTGCCGTCGCTGGACGACGTCGACGTCTGAGAGCCAGTGCCGTCGGACTCACTCCTCACACCCGTCAGAGAGGTGCTGTCGGCTGCTCCGGTCGCGTAGTCCCCGTCGCCTGACAGCCTGACCTGCGGGGTCTCGGACTGGACCGCGCGAGACTTGGCGTCGGTGGACGATGATGACGTGCCGTGCTCGACCGAGGACGAAATGTTTTTAGCACTCCCGGTGTTTTTGCTAGACGATTTCATACGGACCGTGATAAACGGATCACGCTTGACGAGTTCAGCCTCGTACATTTGATTGTAGTAGGGCATGATCTCATTCATTTTCACTTTTAGTTGGAAAAGGAAGACGTCAATCGTCTCATGCGCGATCTCATTAAACCAGAAGTGTTGTTTTATCTTCGTGTTCAGTATCTTTCGATACGACTCATCGAATATCTGGTAGAACGACAGAGCCGTATCAATTAATTTCTCATCAATCTTTCTTAGTTCAGTCGTGTAGTTACTCATTAGGCCCTCCCAGGTCCGTGGAGTTAGTCGACTTTTGCGACGCCAGCGGGTCCATCTCAGTCATCGGGTTAAGCGCCTGCATGTCCGTTGTTCCAGCGGAGTCGTCAAGGTTCCACGTCACGTCAATATCAAGCCCGTACTTGGCGTTAATCCACTCGCACGCGTACTTACGAGCCTGGAGATTCACCGCCCGCATAGCCAGTACCTGACCCGAGGACCCGCTGGCTTCCTCAACTACCATGCGCTCACGTTTGGAGGTGTTAACATTCATGATTCCTAAAAGAGTGAGCGCCTCGTTCCAGGTCTTGACCTTGGCATCCATGACGTGCGGGAGGTAGTCTTTGTCAATCCCCGTGGAAATAGACCCAATCTTGTCCTGGAGCGTCCCCAGCCCAGTAGCCGAGGACACCTCGGCAATCATGGGGCTGCCCTCAGCCAGTTGCTTATAGGCGTCCAGGACGCTTTTGCGTTCATTAGTGTCGGCCGTCAGGAGGACCGGTACTCTCATGTGAATCAGGTCTACCTCCGTCGTCGTGTCGATCTCCGACAGGCGACGCGCATACACCCCCACAATGTCCGTGTCCCCGGTGCGTAGATAGTTGTTCCAGATAGGAACGCACATGTCCGCTTTCATCGTCTTATTGACCATAGTATTCCCGTAGACAATAAACTCGGTTGGATTGTTATACATATTCGGGGTACCAAAACCGGCGCCACGGAGCGCGAAATAACGACTAAACTCATCGTCCCAGAAGAACACGGCAAGCCCCTGAGAGAAAAGCGTCATCTCAAGGAACCGTGAGTCAATCTCCTCTGGCAGTCCGACCCAGTGATAGCGATTCATACACATCTCAGAGAGTACACGCGCATACATGTGCGTAAGCGTCTCGCGACGCAGTTTGCCCGGCTCCACCGTCATCTCGTGCAGAAAAGGTGCATAGATCGCCTCACCTACGAAATCCGCTTTACTCACTTCCAGTTCACCGCCTTGTTAGTTGCCGCAACATGTTGCACCGTCTCATTTGCTGCCGGGGGCTCGTGCCACACGGTCACACCTTTCTCTAGAATTCCTCGCACCGTTTCGATATAGACCTGTGGCACAGCGCTGCTGATAGCACGTACCGCCGTGCACTTCCAGTAGGTAAAACGGTCCATACACTTGAGCCTCTCTGGAAGTTTTTCAATGAACTGGTTCACGGCATAGCCGTACCGCTCCCAGAAAGTGCCCTGCTTAAGAATGACGTCAGGTGACACCATACGCATACGCGTATAAACCACCGCACCGTTGATGAGCCAGTTAAAAGCATCACCGCCGCTAGCCCCAGAGACGGAGGGTGGAGTGACCATCGAATCCCTGATAGACGCGTTCAGGGCTCCGATCTGCTGCTGATAGTCACCGCTAGCAGCCCAGTTCGCAAGATTACGGTTGGCGCTCGCATTGGCCGTTGCTAGCCCATTGCTCTCCATCTGGTTAGCGCGCGTCGTGTTCTGGGAGATCACGTTCCCCATGTTACGGGCATTTATGTCAATTCCCGTAGAGATGTCCGACGTAACCTGCCCCTGTACGTATCCACCGAGTTGACCGATACCCTTGAGAGGATTCGTTAATGCAGTGCCTACGGCCCCGCCAATTCCGCTGATCGCCCTGTTCGCGCTATTGACTTGCTGGTGTGCCATTTGCGCTGTGTTAGCGAGCGCCGTATTAAGATTCTGTGCCCCAAGATTATTGTTCATAATCGCGTTGCTGGTACTAATGCCGCGCATTGTCGCGTCAAAAGAGTTCTGAGCGGCGCGGATGCTTTTATCCATACCCCAGGACGCGGCGCTACGAGACTGAGCGATGGAGTGAGCGTTAGACGCGTACCAGAGCGTGCTCTGGTCATTCACTACGGGGACGTGCGGGAAATTGTCAATGGTAATTGACTCGTTCACATACTCAACATCACTCTTCCGGCGGCTGTCCGGGACCATTGAATTGTGGTCCGCTATGTGAGCGACAATACGTGGAGAGGGTGGCAGCAGATGGAACTCCACCCTCATGACAATAGACGGCGAAGACATCTGATCAGCGGACACGGTAATAGTCTGCCCATTATTCGCGTTGACCTCATAGTATGTGTAGGGGGCCAGGAAGAACTTGGTAAATCTAGCGAGCAGTGCACGGTGCCGCTCCGTAAGAATATGCCGTTTCTCAAACAGGTCAATGTGCTGGTACGGGTAAGAGTCCTCTGCTATACGAATGTGCTTAGCGGTAAATAGTGTGTCAATTTTCGCTAGCCCAGCATTACCCACCGCGTTAGTCAAAGGTATGACATTAACGTTAGGCTTAGGCACCAGATAGATATCAATAATTCCCTGCGCAATCCACGGCGCCGACTTAAGAACGTTCATCACATCCGTGAGCCTATCCAGCGGACACATATACAGTGTCGCCCCGGACACGTTACGTGTCTTCATCGTCGCCTGCCCCGTCATCATGTCATCAGGCGAGTAGTAAGCAACGCGCGACCCCGGTGCACTGTGTAGCGCCGGATTGTCCTTCGTACCGAAATCCCACGACATATCCACGGTCGACACAATAACGGCGCTAAATTCGTAGCGCAACGCGTCGCTGCCGTTCAGAGCGTTGAGCGACGATATCCAGGACCTGTAGATCGCGTGCCGCTCACCGAGGTCAAACGATTCGCTCGCCCGCAGCCAGTTACGCGACCAGTCAAGCCACTCAAAGCCAGAAATATCCTTTCCCCTGAATTTCATTTCATCACGCTCAAGCATATGACCACGCTCAACAAAAGCGTCACCGAACTGGATGAGGTGATGATATGTCTGCCAAACGTCCAGAGAAATTGAAAGTTGAGTGGTTTGCGGGGCAATGTACTCTACGGACTGGATAAAATAGAAGAACGTGGTCGCCCGATTCTTCTGGGAAATGGGAAAAGAACTATTCTGAACAATCAGGTAGTTAAAGGTGTTAGCCTCACTGAACGGAAGAGGAATACGGATAGGCACACCCTGCGCGCAGTACGTGAGACTCTTAATTGACACAGTCCTTGTGCCATGCTGTGCGTTAAAAGAATTAATGTATGTAATAGTCTGAGAGGGGTCATCAAACCAGTACACATCCCGATACATAGAATCCCACGGGACGTTGCAGAGTGTCACCTCAGTGCCCGGTCCCCACACCGAGTAATCAAATTGCAAGCCAAACGAACTATTAATCGGTGGCGAACTAATCGTAGGCATATCTCCTCCAAAACTAACGGGCACCACCCGCAGGTGATGCCCGTTAGTGTATGCGAAGTCGTGTCAGGCGGCTAGACCAGCCACACTGTCCCGAGTAGCCACGCTCAGAGAGGCTGTCTTAATAACATACTTCCCAGTAGCAGGATCAATCCACGACACCTTGGCGCGGACCGTCAGCGTCGCTGCGGTCTCAGACGGCGCCACATACAGCAGCCCGTCATTATCGATGCGCGTGCCAGTATCCTTATTACCCTCGACAGACCACTGCTCAGTGAATTCAATATCCTCCTGACCAGACTTCAGGCCCGTAAGAACCGCTTCAAGTTGGGCAGTACCACCCTTAACCATTCGCGCATTCCCCTTGTCCACGTTCTTAACATCAGTCTCATTAGCGTCAATAACGAACTGGAGACGGTCAATAGCGACCGTGGTCGCAATTTCAATCGCCTCACGCGCAGTATCAGGCGCCGTAGAGAACTTTACGATAGGGGCGAAAGGCGAGGCAGAGATAATCTCCCAGTGGTGCAGGAAAAAATTCGTCTGCCGAGACACCGGGTTAAACTCGCTCGTGGTCTCAAGAGACGTGTCCGCAATAACAAAGAAATCTTTTGTCGTCAGGAAAGCCTGCACCCCGTTCATCGCTACATCCTCCTGCCGAATTTCAATGATCCTGGAAGGAACCTCGGCGTAAGAAACGTTAAACAGGACGGCCAGAGCATTCACGTCAAGACCGGACTTAACCTCAGGGGTGGCGAAAAGAATAAGGTCCTCGGGCATAGCCGATACCGGCATCTTCGCGCCATTAAACCGAGTGGAAAGGAACCGCATGTTGCCCGCGGTAGACCGAATCTTCCTCAGCAGAGAACGGGCATCAGACTCCGTAGAATCCATCTTCGCGACATCCGGAACATTAACGTTAAACATGGGCCACTTATTGTCAGCAACCCTGAAAAGGGCCGACATAAGCAGGTACTCATCCCAGTTGTCCGCCGTGGTAGGTGCCGACATCAGCTGCTGAGTCAACTGATCCAGACCAGACGGGTCCAGGAAAGCGCGCCGCAACGTGTTGTCGTCAATGGTGATCTTGTAAAAGTCCTCACGGTCCACTGTGTGGAAGACACTCGCCACGTCAGTATCAGCGCGACCGAAAATGTCTCGCTCAAGGTAGTCACGGTCATGGCTGTAGTGATTGGCCTTGACGATGCCGACCTGGATCTCTTCAATTGTGTCGCCAAATTCCAGGGCGCCACGCTTCAACTCACTGAGCGGGTTAAACCAGATGGAGTTACGGGCGTATACGAGCCCAATGCGGTTGATGAGGGACTCAATAAACTCGTTCTTATGCGGACGGAAATTAAAAATAGCGTCAGCAACGTCCGCAATATTACCCTTAGTTGCCGCGGGAATCCGCTTATGATAATCAAGCGATGCGTCATTACGAATAGCATTAAGAATATTAACGTTGTCCGCGTTACGAACCTTGCCGTAATACTTCCTAGCCATTAGTTCTTCCCCTTGTCGTCATCATCGGAATCGCCCTCAGAAATAAGGTCATCAAATGTCACACCATCATAGTCCGCGGCACCGTCCTCGCCCGGCATCTTGTCCGCAGCGTCGCTCGGGTCACTACCCGGCTGTGCCATGAGCAGGTCATAGTTCTTTCCCTTGAGGTCAGAGATCATCTTTTCCTTCTCCTCAAGGGTGCTATTAAGGTCCTTTATCTTGGAATCAAAACCTCCGGCATAGTCACTCATCTTGTTCCAGATACCGGACAGGTTATCCATAGTATCCGAGTGATCTGCGCCAAGCAGTTCTCCTAGGCCACCCATAGCCTTAGAGAACTCACCTCCAATATCGTCGAGAAAACTCATTGCAACCCTTTCTGTGCACAAAAAGATATGGTGGGCACTTACGTACCCACCATATCACCAGCGGAGAGAGACCCGATAGCACCAGAGATTGCTAGTCCACTGAGTACCGAGGGGTATCAGCCCATAGCGTCCCGGTCACTCACCGGTGCCCGCCGCGACCTCCTCCACGCCCTTGATGACAATCTCCGTCAGGA